TGATACACTTTACTCTGATAACAATATTGAAGTAAGAGGAACTGTTGATGGAACTTTAATCAGAGAATTTGCACCTTCACATAATAATTTCTCTTCATCGATAAACGCATATACGGCATCATTAAGAACTGCGGTATCTGAAAGTAATGGCGATTTAATTGTATTCAATAACTTACAAGTTAGAGGTACATTAGGTGAATTAAGAGTTGATAGATTACAAGTTAAGGATAAGCAAATTGAAATAAATAGTGGTTCTACAACTTCTGCTCAATCGGATAAAGCAGGTTTATTCATAAGTGGTGCTAATGTTAATTTCTATTGGGACCATCCTGAACAATATATGTACTTAGACAAAGCGTTTACCGTAAATGGTGATTTCAACGCAAGTACAATTAATGGTATAAACTTAACGACATTTAGAAATCAAGTTAACCAGGCAACTGGTGCATTGGAAGTTTATTCTTCTTCATTAAAAGATGCTATAACTGTAGCGGGAAGTGGTGTAAGTTCAGTAACAACTATTAAAGGAGATTTGAATGTATTGGGTACAACAACTCAACTTCAAATTTCAGATTTAAAAATTGAAGACCGTTTAATTGAAATCGCTAGTGGTTCAACTACATCGGTTTCTGCAAACGGAGCAGGTTTATTCATAAGTGGTGCTAACGTATTCTTCTCATGGTCGAATGCTGAAACTAATATGAGATTAGGTAGTGGATTGTTTGTAAATGGCGCAGTTACATCATCAACAATATTAGTAGCACAAACTGCATCATTCAATCATATTTCAGCTAGTTCAACCGTAAGTGGTGGAGCATTATTTGTAGAAGGGAATACTTCATTAAGAGGTTTCGTATCTGCAAGTAATACAATTAGTGCATCTGCATTATTTGTACAAAACGCTACAAACATAAGTGGAGCATTAGAAGTTGTTGGAAACATAAGTGGTAAAGAATATATCTCTGCTAGTAAAGGTATCACAGGTAGTGGTGTATGGTCAGCAGGTGAAATCAGAGCATTATCAAATGTTCAATTCGATGGAACTGCATTGATTATTGGTGCTACAACCGTAAGAAGTACAATTTCTGCGAGTGGTGCTATATCAGGTTCGGGTATCCAATCAAACGGAGGATTTAGAGTAACCGGTGCATCTATACATGATGGAGTGGGTACATTTAATAGTAATATTTCTGCAAGTGGTGTAATAACTGCAAGTGGATTTAGAATAGAAGGTGAGGGAGCATATGGTTCATCATCATTCCAAGGGCCGATAACAGGTTCAACCGCATGGTTCTCTAATAATTTAAGAGTAACGGGTTCTATAACTGCATCCGATTATCCTCTTGGGCATCCTTTAGCAGGATTCGGTGGAAACATTTCAGCAAGTGGATTTATGAGTGCTTCTGCTTCTAATTTCAGAGGAGAAGTAACTGCAGGAGAATACAAAGGAAATTTACAATATTATGTAACTGCGGGTAGTGGTATTAGTGGTTCAGTATTTAAGAACCAAACAAATACTATATTCGCAATTGATACACAATCAGTTCATTTCCAATCAGGTTCTCAGCAAGCAGTTGTATCATATGTTAAAGGAGATATCTTAATTGCAACAGATGGTACTGCTACAATTCAAGCAAATTCAATTGCTTTAGGAACTGATACAACGGGAGATTATGTTGCAAGTATTAATCCTGGCGCTGGTTTGACCGGTGGGGCGACAAGTGGCGAAGGCGTTGCTCATACTTTAGCGGTAGGAGCAGGTGATGGTATAACAGTCGGAGCAGATATTGTTTCATTAAATACCGGTTCATCGCATTTTACCAACGGAGCTAGAGGTACAATTGCGGCATGGGTAAATGGTGATTTAACAATCAACTCATCTACCGGATACGCAACTGTTAACTTAGCAAGTATTCCTAGAGTAACAAACGTAACAGGAGCATCAAACCAGATTACAGTAAGTGGTATCATCGCAAATGGTGGTATGACTGCATCATTAGCATTACCTCAGGATATCGGTACTGCATCAAACGTAAGATTTGGTTCTTTAGGAATTGGAGTTGGTGCAAGTGGAACTGCAGGTAGAATAGATGCGGCAAACGATATCGTAGCATATTCTTCATCAGATAGAAGATTCAAAGAAAATATCAAAAATATACCAAACGCATTAGCTAAAGTATTAAAAATAGGTGGATACGAATTCGATTGGATTTCAAACGTTGAATTACATGGACACGAAGGACATGATGTGGGTGTTATCGCACAAGAAATTGAAGAGATACTTCCAGAATTAGTTCAAACAAGAGAAAGTGGATATAAAGCGGTTAAGTATGATAAGTTAGTTGCACTTCTTATCGAAGGTATGAAAGAACAACAAATACAAATCGATAACTTAAAAGCTGAAATCGAACAAATAAAGAAACAAAAGGGGTTATAATGTACGATATATATTTTAGCACCGGTATTGGTAAAATCAATACCGGTGTTGATATTTGGGTAAATAACTGGCTGAAAGAAGTAGTACCGAATTTAGAGGTGAAGCCCATTCTTTTAATTTACAGAACAAAGCCAACTGATTTTAATTTTGATATACCGATTGAACACTATTGGTACAATGATGAGAATGGAAATCATAAAGATATTTTTGAAGATAAGTTTAGAGAGTGTAGGAGGGCTAACATTTTACATGCTCACTACACTCCCTTAGAATTAATAGAAGATAATAAGGATAAAATTCATTCTTATATAATCCACAATTGTTTAGATAAAGTAATAGTAGAAACAGGTTTAACTGATTTACCTTTTGGATGGACACCATACTATTCGGATAAATGGGAAACTGAAATACTATCTTATGCTAAAAACAAAGTATGGATAGGATTGTACGAATTGAAAGGTGAGAAATTTAATGGGACAATCAATATACCATCATACTACGAATTTACTCATAATAAAGAATTATCTGATTCAAACTTTATAGGATTTACTGCGAGATGTGAGAGTAGAAAAAACCCACATTACTTAGACCAATTGGGAGGATTTATGTTTACTAATATAAGAACCTTTCAAAAGACTTGGAAACAGAAAACTGATATAAACTTTAAGAACTTAAAACAAATTCAATATGAAAGCCAATTTGAAGAAATATACTATGGTATGGATTGGGGTATATCTCATTGTGCATTTTCTGCTGAGCCATTTGGGTTCTCCATATTTCAAAGTTTAGATTGGGGTAAATTACCTATCATATCAAAAGATTGGTGTGAAGATATACCTTATAAATTCAGAGCTAGTACTAAAGAGGAATTTAAAGATATTTATGATAGTATTGGGTATCTCACATATGAAGAGAAAAAAGAGGAGTTTGATAAATTTAAATATTTATTAGAACAACGATTCGGTACAAAACAAAGTTGGAAAGAACAATTAACAAATTTATATAATGCCTAGAACACAAGGGGATAATTTAGAGCTATCAAAGTTAAAGGCCGCAACGGGTAATGCAGCAACCTCTGATTATTCTATTGCAACTGCAGCTGGTACAACAACCGGACCAATTGCATTTTCTGAATTTTCAATTGATGCTGTTGGTACATTGAGTGGATTTACATACGTTAAAGAATCAACTGCGGAAACAATGACATTAGGATTCACTAATGCAGGTAGTAGATTTCTTAGTAGAATAGGTTCACAATATAATAATTTCACTTGGAGTTTATCAGCAGGAGCAGAGTTTACACTTCAATCAAATCCTCCGTATAATCCAACTGTTACTGCAGCTGCGGTAGGTAACTCAGCTACATTGGCAGCCCCAACTGCTAGAACACTTTCGGTAACATTCAGAGACCTTTATAATGACCACGCTACAGATTATAATCTAACTAAAACAAAAACGATATACAACGTTGATGATTATGCGGGAGCGAGTGGACTATGTTTACACTTAGATGAGATGATAGAAATGTGGGATGGTACATTTAAAAAAGCAGGAGATTTAGTAGAAGAGGATGTTGTAAAAGCATATTTTCCTCCACACTTTCAACAATCGAATGATTTTAATTTCTATGATTGGAAGTATTATACACCTGGTGGAATAATAGTAGAAGCATATGTAAGAGATGTAGCATATACATTTGTTGATAGATGGAATAAAGTAACAACTGCAAAAGGAGATGTTAGAGGAAACGGAGAACACCCTATGATGGTTTGGGATATGAACGAAGAAGTTTATAAATTTAAACCATTGGGATTACTTCAACCTGGAGACCGTTTAATAAAAGTATCAGTTGATGGTGATATAGAAGAGGTAGAAATAATAACAAACGAAGTACAAAATTCTACATTGGAAGTTGTATCAATTGATGTTGAAGATGTGGATACATTTTTAGTTAATGGATTTGTAACTCACAATAAAGGAGCAAACTCATTAGCAGGATATTCAATTTCTGCAACTCCTACTATTGCAATTACAACTGTAGCAATCGGTGGGGATACATATAAACAATTGGCGTTGAGTACAAACTCAGCGGTAGTATCACCTGGTTCAACAGCAATTACAGCGAACTATTCATATGATATACAAGTGGCATCTGATAGTGGGTTTACATCTGTATTAGGTACATTTACATCATATAGTTCAAATACATTAAATTTCAAAACTCCATCTGTGATTTATGCAAGAGCTAAAACAAACTTTGCAGGATTACAAACAGGATATGGTTCAACTGCAAGCGGATAATAAAATAATATAATATGTTTAAGATAATAAAACAATTAGTAAAAGATAGTAGAGTTATTTCTAAATTCTGGGTAAGTTCAGATGAGACCTGGAGTGGGGTGTCTATCTTCGAAAAAGAGGAAGATGCGGCTAAAAAAGCAGAAGAATTAGAAAGTTTAGATAATTTTGGTGCTAAATATAAGATTACACATTTATCGTAATATTTATACATATATATTAGTATAAACAAACCCAAATTTAAACAAAATGGAAAACAAAAAGTTATCGGAAGAAGAGTTACAAACAATTAATGAATTAAGAACAGATTTTGCTAATGCATTTGCAAACATAGGTTCAGTTCAAAGTAGAATTAAGGAGTTGGAGGAAGAGAATGAAACAAACTATGCAACTTTAAAAGAAATTCAGAAAAAAGAGGCAGATTTGTTCGAAAAATTAAAAACTGCATACGGAGAAGGGACAGTAGATTTAATTACTGGCGAATTTAAACCAGTGCAATAATATTTTGGAGGTTTCATTTGATATTTATAGTAGTAAACTAAATTAAACAACAATTAATATGGCAGAGAAAATTGTATCACCTGGTGTATTTACGAGAGAAAATGACCTTTCTTTCTTACCACAAGGTATATCACAAATAGGTGCAGCTATTGTAGGCCCTACAGAAAAGGGACCTGCATTCGTTCCTACGTTAGTAACGTCACAAGCTGAATATGAACAAATCTTTGGAGCACCGAAAGATTATTACACAGGTTATACAGTACAGAATTATTTAAGAGATGCCGGTTCAGTAACCGTAGTTAGAGTAGCAGGAACAGATGGTCATACTACTTTAGCAGGAGGAAGCGGTGGAACATATGTAGTTTACGGACAGGATGGAACTGGTCCTACAAAAAGAGTAATCGCTGTACTTGAAAGTACATCATCTAATGCAGAAGGGTCATTGACTTCATCTGCTGCAACTGTTGGAACAACAGATGTTCAACCTGTTGGATTAGAGGCTCATGAATTCATATTAACTTTAGGTGCAACACCTTATACAGTTTCTATAGACTTAACGCAGGCCAATTCAATTGATAAAGTATTGGGAACTACACCTACTACTAAAAAAACTAAATATGCTAACATAGTATTTGATGAATCTAATTTGATTGATGCTACATATACCGGCGCAGAAGATGGTTCTGTAAACGTAGCTGAACTTCCTATTCAGAACTTTAGAGTGATGGATAATGGATATTCTAATGCAGAAACTCCATGGATTCTTTCCCAAATATTTAATGGTACGAGTAGATATGATTTATTTAAAGTTAAAACAATTTCACACGGAGAGAGTGAAAACCAAAGATTCAAAATTCAAATTTCTAATGTAAAAATAATAAATGACGATTATGGTACATTTACATTAACGGTTAGAGATTTTAATGATACTGATAAGAGAAAGGTTGTGTTGGAAACTTATAGTAATTTAAATTTAAATCCAAATTCCCCTAACTACATAGCTAGAAGAATTGGTGATAGATATATTACAATTGAATCAACTGGAAAAATAAAAGAATTTGGTGATTATTCAAATAAAAGTAAATTTATTTATGTAGAAGTAAAAGCAGATGGTACATTTCCAATAAATGCATCTCCTTTTGGATTTGCGGCATATGAATTACCTGTTTATTTAACCGGTCAGGTAGTAGGTACTGATTTTCCAGTTGTAGAATATACAACTGCATCTACAAATGGAACTAATTCAAGTGGGTTTGAGTTCGGAGATACCGATACTATTGCTTATAAAAATAACAAAAACTATCTAAACCCAATACCGGCTTCAGCTGGAACAGGTTCAAACATAGTTTTTGGATTAGATACACAAGTTGGATTGGATGCAAGTGAACTAAGTGGTTCAGATGCAACTGCCACTATCGCAAAGAGAAACTTCTGTTTAGCATTACAAGGTGGATATAGTGGAATTAATCCAACTATACCAATCAAAAAAGGTGGGGATATAGTTAGTAATAATACACAGGGCATTAATTGTAATGGTTCTGCAGCATGGGGAACAAAGGCATATGTGAAAGCTTTGAATACACTTTCAAATGCAGACGAGATAGATATCAATTTATTAGTAACTCCTGGTATTATTAGAAAAGAACATAATTATGTATCACAGAAAGCAATTGATGTTTGTGAGGCGAGAGAAGATGTATTTTATATAGCAGATTTTGTTGGAGCAAATGATGATATTACTTCTGTAGTAGAAGAAGCAGGACAAGTTGATTCTAATTACGCAGGTACTTATTATCCTTGGGTTAAGACAGTTGATTCATTGACAAATAGAATTTTACCTGTACCTCCTTCAGTTTTATTAGTTGGTACATATGCACAGAACGATAGATTAGGTGCTGAATGGTTCGCACCAGCTGGTTTAAACAGAGGTGGTATTCAGGGAGCGGTTCAAGTAATGAATAGATTAACTCAATCTGAAAGAGATACATTATACGAAGGAAAAGTAAACCCAATTGCGGCATTCCCTGGACAAGGTATTAGTGCATTTGGACAAAAAACTTTACAAGAAAGTGCATCGGCATTAGATAGAATCAACGTAAGAAGATTGTTAATTAACTTGAAGAAGTTCGTTGCATCTACTTCTAGATTCTTAGTGTTCGAACAAAACACCGGACAAACAAGAGCTAAATTCTTAAATACAGTAAACCCTTACTTAGAGAGCGTTCAACAAAGACAAGGTTTATATGCATTTAGAGTGGTTATGGACGAGACAAATAATACACCGGATGTAATCGACAGAAACATATTACAAGGTTCTGTGTTTTTACAACCTGCTAAAACTGCTGAATTTATCGTAATAGATTTCAATATCTTACCGACAGGAGCAACTTTTAGTGTATAATTTGAATAACTAATATTTATATAAAATAAAGTAATAAAATGGCAGAAGTATTAGAATTTAACGAAATGTTTTATACCAATTTCGAACCTAAGATGAAAAATAGATTCATCGTAGAAATCGATGGTATTCCTTCATACTTAGTAAGAGTAGCAAACAGACCTACAATTCAGTTTGAGACGGTTGTATTAGACCACATCAACGTGAAAAGAAAGTTAAAAGGAAAGGGTGATTGGCAAGATGTAGCACTTACATTGTTTGACCCAATCGTTCCTTCTGGAGCTCAAGCGGTAATGGAGTGGATTAGAACATCACATGAATCATTGACAGGTAGAGATGGATACGCAGAATTCTATAAGAAGGATGTGGATTTCTATATGTTAGGTCCAGTAGGTGATAAAATTGAGCAATGGAAACTAAAAGGAGCATTTATCTCTCAAGCTAACTTCGGTGACTTGGATTGGAGTAATGCTACAGACCCTGCGCAAATCGAAATCACTTTGACTTACGATTACGCAATCTTAGAATTCTAATCACTAAAACACAATATATTAAGGGGAAGTTTAATTACTTCCCCTTTTTTTGTTTTGAAAATTTGTGATATATATATTTATATACAAACAATAAGTTATTATTATGGCAGAAAAAAATTATGAATTTCCAACAGAGGTGATATCATTACCATCGGAAGGAAAATGTTACCCAGAAGGTCATCCATTGGCAACCGGACAAGTTACCATCAAATATATGACCGCAAGAGAGGAAGATATTCTTTCTTCTCAGAACCTAATCAAAAAAGGTATTGTATTAGATAAGTTATTAGAATCGGTGGTTGTTGATACCACTATTGATGACTTAGTTACAGGTGATAAGAACGCTATTATGTTAGCAACTCGTATTTTAGGATATGGAGCGGCTTATCAAGTAGAAGTATCTGACCCATTTAGTGGTGAAAGGCAGCAAGTAACGATTGATTTATCTAAAGTTCAAACAAAGGAAATCGATTATTCTAAATTAAGAAGAGATAATCGTTATGAATTCACACTACCTCAATCTAATAAAAAGATTAAATTCAAATTATTATCACACAGAGATGAGAAGGATGTGCAAGCTGAAGTAGCTGCATTAGATAAATTATCAAAGGGTACTAATCCTGTTGAAGTTACGACTAGATTAAGAAAGATGATAGTAGAGGTTGAAGGTAATACTGAAAGAGGATTCATTAATAATTGGGTAAGTAATCAATTGTTAGCTCAAGATAGTAGAGCATTAAGAGCGCATGTTAGAGAGTTTGCACCTGATTTGGATTTAAAATTTGAATTTGTATCAGATATTACCGGTGAGAGGGAGGCACTTGATATACCTTTTGGGGTTAGCTTTTTTTACCCTTCCAACTAATTACTCCACACAACTTCACGAAGAGATTTGGAGTTTGGTTCAATATGGTAATGGATTTACTTGGAAAGATGTATATACAATGCCAATTCATTGGAGGAGATTTTATCTTAAAAAGTTAGTAGATTTAAAGAAAAAAGAGAAAGAAGAATATGATAGAGCCAATAGGAAAACAAAAGTTCCTTCTGGTGGTTCTTCAAAAGTAAGGATGAGATAGTAAAATTTAAGGGGTGTAATCACCCCTTATTTTTTTATCCAATATTTATATTAGTAAAAATATACTCACAATGAAACAACCTATTAGAGAAGGGATTCTTAATAAATTTGTAGATAGCTTTATGGATTCCTATAAAAGAGGATTAGATAAGTATTTCATAGAAAAATCAGCAGAAAGAAATCCTGAATTAGCTAAAGCACTTAAAAACACGAGTGATTCTTTAGATGATTTGCAAAAAATCTTAGATAAAATTAATAAGAAGAAATAATAATAAATGGCAGGGGAAAAAATAAAACTAATCAATGCGGAAGCTAAGGCGGTCGAAAATTTAGCCAAACAGCAGGCTGACCTTGCTGATGCTCAGCAAAGGGGTGATGCGGATGCTATTGCCGACTTGCAAGAAAAGATTAGTAAAACCGAAGCCTATATTAACAAAGCAAAAGGTATAAAAACCACTGTTTCTGATTTTAGTGATTTAGCATCGCAAATATCCATATCTGAGAGAGCAACTACTGCGTTAGGTAAGTCGTTCACTTCAATGGATAAACAACTTAAATCATTAAGTAAAGTTCAGATTAGTTTAACCGACCCTGCTGATATAGAGTTTGCTGCTGAATTTGCAAAAAGAGGATTAGCGGTGGCGGAAGCACAGAGAGATGTTTTAGCTGCAGCATCCGGTACTAAAGAAGAACAACAAGCGGCTGCGGCTAATTTACAATCCCAAACAGATAGTTATCAACAGCATATCAAAGATAATGCGACAATAATAGCGGGTAATTCACAATTGTCTAGTATAGTAGGAGATTTTAATAAAAACTTAGTAGCTGCGAATCGTGAACTTGAAGTAATGCATGGATTGACTGATGATGAAGTAGAGGCATACAAAGAGTTGAATAAAGAAGCGGCGGAGATGAAAGGTAGATTAAACGCAATTGCAAATCAAATAACTACTGCGTTAAAGAAACCATCATTGGCAATTGGATTACTCATAGTTGGAGTAGGTAAAGTTGTTGGTAAGATGTTCGAAATGCAGAAAGCATTTGGTATGGTAGGTCAAGGAATCAATGGATTTACTGCATCAGCCGGAGTATTGGGAATGGTTTTCAAAGAATCTCAAAGTTCAGCTGAAGGTTTAGTAGATAATTTAGGTGATATGAATGAGGCTTCATTTGGTACTCAATTGAATACCAACTTGATTGCAAACAATATGGGTATAAGCGGAACTGAAGCTGCATACCTAACATCGGAGTTTGGTAAGATGCGAGGTTCGACTTCAGACCAAGCAGCCAATATGCTTAAATCACTTCAGGCAACTGCAAAATTAAGAGGAGTTCTACCTTCGGCGGTAATGAAAGATTTAGCGGCTAATGGAGAAGCTTTTGCAAAATATGCAAAAGGAAGTGGAGACAACATTAAGAACGCAGCTATACAAGCTAGACAATTGGGTGTAACTTTTGCAACTACTGCTAAAATAGCAGATACATTATTAGATTTTGAAAGTTCTATTGAAAAAGAATTAGAAGCTAGTGCAATGTTAGGTAAAGACCTAAATTTAAGTAGAGCACGAGAGTTATTCTATATGGGTAAGCAGGAAGAAGCGATGTCTGAAATACTTAGACAATTAGGTGATAAGGCTGAGTGGGATAAAATGGATGCGTACCAAAAAGATGCAGCGGCAGCAGCATTAGGAATAAGTGTAGCGGAATTGGAGAAGATGTATATGAATCAGCAGAATATCGCTGAAAATGCCGGTACTTTGACCGAAGAGTTTAGTACAATGAAGGAAGGTATAAGTGCGATAGTAAACGAATTTGGTGGAGGATTTATAGGTGCAATAGGAAAGGGAATTATATTAATGGGCCAATTAGGGTCAGGGATGAATTCAATAGGAACACTTATGACAACTTTGAATAGTATGTCAGGTGGCATGTTAATGAAAATGTGGGGATGGGTTACTGCGAGTGCAGCTTGGCTTGGTAATTTGATAAAAGCCGGTGCAATGAAAATATGGGAAATGGTTGGTGGAGGAGGAGCCGCAGCAGCAGGAGGAGTTATAGAACAAGCCGAAACTAGTATAGCGGATAAAGTACAGGAAAAAGCATCTGAAAAAGCGGAAAGTTTTGTTGATGATAAAATAGATTCAGTAACATCACCGGAAGGAATTGAAGAAGCTACAGAATCAGTTAATGCAGATAAATCAATGGGTGACAAACTTAAAGATTTATCAAAAGGATTAAAAGCAATGGGTGATACAAAAGTTCTTAAGGGAGCGTTAAACTTAATACCAACGGGAATAGGATTCTTATTATTAACTCCTGGTTTAATAGGTATGTGGGGAGTTTCTAAATTTGCTGATAGTGCAGGTAAAGGATTGGGTGAATTGGCGAAAGGATTGAAAAAAATGGGTGATGGTTCTGTGATGATGGGTTCATTGGCATTAGCAGTAGCATCATTAGGATTTATATTAATTATTCCTGGTATAATAGGAATGGCATTACTATCAGTATTTGCATCACCGGCTGGGAATGCATTAGGTGATTTGGCAAAAGGATTGATTAAAATGGCTCCAACTATGCCTGGTGTTTTAGCATTAGGTGCAACTGCAATTGCATTTATATTAATGATTCCTGGAGCAATTGGTATGGCATTATTTGGAGCTGCAGCGGGAACAGCAGCGGCAGGATTAAACGTATTGGGGCCTGCGTTGGTATCATTCGGTGCAACTGCAGGAACTGTAGGTTGGTTAGGCGTTGCGGTGATATTGGCATTAGCAGGAGCATTTACAATATTTGCATTTGGATTAAGTTTATTAGTTCCATTAGTAAAAGCGATTGGTGAAGTTTTAGTTGGTGTAATAACCGCTATAGCAAGTGGTATATCAGTTATTATAGGTAGTATAACAAATATGATGGCAACTTTAATGCCACTTATGAATATAGAAAGTGCGTTAGGAATCTTTGCAATAGCATCTGCATTTTTCGCTTTATCAACTGCGTTAGTTGCGTTTGCTGGAGCAGGTATGTTAGCAGTTCCTGCAATGACCGCAGTTGGATTATTTGCGGCAGTTGGTGGTGCAGATTTATTAGGAGGAGGCGGTGGACAAGGTGATAATAAAGATGATTTGATAATACAAAAATTAGATGAATTAAAGACAGCATATTTATCTAATAAAGATGTTTATATGGATGGTGCAAAAGTAACAGCGGCAGTTGGTAGAGGTGCTGCTAAAAATCCAATTACTTCATAATGGGAAAAACAATAGAAGAATTATTTAAGTCAAAACAACTTCAGAGTAGTGGAGCTACTGCTGAAAAAACTTACGATATTCGTAATAGTAAAGATATTGCTATTTCTTCTAATAGCCCTCTTATGGGATTACCATTTAAGGCAATTAATGGGATTAGAAAAGCTACTGGATTTAGAACTAAGGAAACTTTATTAGAAGAAGAATTTAGTGGATTACGACCTCTACGATTGATATCATCACCTATATTATATGGAACTGATATTGTAAGATTAACTACTAAAAAAACCAATGATGTTCAGGCTATGAAAGATAGCATAAACACAAACGGTCCAAAAGGTGGTAATAATGGATTGATAGGAAAGGTATTAAAAAAAGTTGAGGGATTTGTAACTAAAACATTAGGATTACCTCAAGATACTTATCCAACTTATGTAATCGGAACAGGAAAACTTCAAAAAGGAAAAGAACCCGATACAATGATTACGATTGCTGAAATCAAAAAAGATGCAGCAGGAAGTTCATTTGGAAAATTCTTAAAACAAACAGGTGGTGGTACTCCATCTCAATTAGCTAAACAAATAATTGGTGGTGGATTAAAAGTTACTCAGGGTGCAATAAGAACTGCATTATTTGGTAGCCAAACCGTTGCCGATAAAGCAAAAGGAAACGATAATAGTTTTGTAGGAAAATATGCATCTACTGCTGCATATGCTTCTACGATGAGTAAATATACTGATAAATTATCGGTAAATTATTTAGATATAACATCTGTATCACCTGTAGGAGGATTTGAGAGAAAGGGTGAGATATATGGTAGAGATTTAGGTTCGAAGAGTTATGGTATGAGATTGAATGGAAGAATGGGAGAACCGACTTCTGCATTTCTCAAAGATAATAGATATTGGATAGGTGACAAATACACAACATTAGACCCAAACAGTAGAGCAAAAGGATTACCAAATAGAGATACAGCGGATTTAGTAGTTAGTACTAAATTCCTTAATCCTAAATTTTTAGGTGAAACATATATTTTGAATTCACCGGCAGGTGGGATAACCGTAACAGATGGAAAATTTGGTGTCGGAGAATATTCATTTAGTTTATCAGATGGTAGTAGAAATAAAAAATTTGGAGAACCTACTTTAAAAGATGTTCCTAAAATTTATACTAATATAAATCCGTATAGCCCATATGATTCTAAAAGTGGGCCTTCAACTGCGTTGGACCCTCGTATAGAAGTTAAAGTTGAATTAGGTAGTAAACTTTTATTAAATCAGCCGTGGCAATTAAATTCACCGGCAGGTGGGATAACAGTTACAGCTGGCTTATTTGGTAAAAATGCTAATTTTGCATTTAGCTTATCCGATAATAGTAATTATAAAAGATTTGGAGAGCCTACTATAGATGGATTAAAATACATTTACACAAATATTAATCCATATTTTGATGGAGGTATAAACGAAGGCCCTTCAACTGCACCCAATCCATTTATAGAAGAATCAGTATTTGGTAGTAAGATGTTATTAAACTTACCATGGGAATTGAATTCACCTCTTAACGGATTACAAAGACCTGATGGAGTGTTTGGTTTAGGTAAATATGCGTTTAGATTATCGGATAATGATTTAAATAAAAAGAAAGGAGAACCTACACAGGATGAATTACTTTTGTACAACACTCCCGATGCACCTTATTTTACAGGATTACCAGCTGGGCCTGGATTAGTAAGTGAAATATTGTTGAACCCTATATTAAAGTTTGTTCAACCTAAGAAAAGAGGGGATGGATATAGATATAGTCAAAAGGTAGGTGGTAGTAAAATAATTAGTAATTCATCTAATATAACAAATTCATTAGCTGCAAAAAGAGGATTAAAAAGTTTATCGGATGTGATAAATCAAACCGGTGTATTTACCGCAGGTGAATTAAGTTCCATAAAATATAATGGGGAAACATTAGATAAGGTTGATTTAATACCTCTTCGTTTTTCTAGTATGACAAGTGGAGAGAGTATCTATATGAGAACAATTGTTTCCGGATTTAATGAAACATTTTCTCCTTCGTGGGATAGTAGTAAAATGATTGGTTCACCATTTAATTTTTATAACTATACCGGTGTTGAAAGAAAAGTAACATTCAACTTAAAGGCATATGCGATGTCACAAGTTGAATTGATGATGATGTGGAGAAAAATTGAATTCTTAGCTCAATTTAATTATCCAGGAGGATATACTGATACTGGAGTTGTATTAGCTAATTTAATGAAATTTACGTTTGGAGATTTATACCATAATAGAGTTTGTTTTTTAGATAGCTTAACTTATTCAATTGAAGATAGCGAAAACTTATGGGAATTGGGCGAAGGTAATGCTAAAGTAGTAGTATCAGATAAATATGACAATGGATATGAATTCGATGGTAAATTTGCTCCATACGAAGGAGGTTCTACGTTAACATTTGGTTCAAGTGCAGATATAGAAGTGTTTGGTAGTAGAATAGAAGGAATAAGAGAGGGGGAAAACAGAGTGTATGACCCTGTAACTAAAAAAGGATTTGTAGAAGAATTACCAAGTAGAACAAATGATAGGGCTAAAAGTGTATCATCTCAATCAATGAGTAATTTTAGATTGCCTAAATTTATAAACATATCAGTTGGATTAACATTTATAGAAAGTAGAAATACAACTAATAGATTATATGATTTTGGTACACCATTGAGTAATGATACGGCTCCAAAAGCATCGAATCCGACGGGTGATGGTAATAAGGGAAATAATGCAGCCAGTGGAAAACAAGGAGGTGCAGCAGGAGCCGGTGGAGCAACTAAACCTAGTCCAGCTCCTGTAAAGGATATACAGAAGAAAATAAAAGGTACTAATGTTCCAGATGGTACAAAACAAGTCAATAAGGGTTTTCTAGGATAGGATTCTAAATAACCTTAGATTTTTATATTTAATAATATGAGATACGATAAAACAAGAGTATTAAGATTGATTAACGGTAAGAAAGTATATGAGACTGTATTACCTTCTCAAATAGATAAAAAAGATACTGATATATACATTATCACTCAGGAAACTGATAGATTAGATACATTAGCGAGACAGTATTACAATGACCCATCTTTATGGTGGATTATTGCACAGGCGAATAATATCAATAGTCCTTCTATAGGATTAGACCCTGGAATACAATTAAGAATACCTGCTGACAAATTATCGGTATTAAATAATATATAAATAAAATAGTTTTATGGCTTTTCCTTTTTTAAAAAGTTTAGATGCATTCATATACAATGAATTAAAGACTAGAATCGACCCGATTAAGGCATCACAACTTGTCCCTTGGATACAAATAACATCAAATTTAGGAGGAGGATATGAAATAGGAAGTGCATCATATCCAGATTTGTTTGGTGCAAATGGAATGTATCATAGTGATAATGCGGCTAGATTTAGACCCAGACCAGTAATAGCAGACTTTTCGGTAGATTTTGCAAGTAGAGGTACTTTAAGAAAAGCAACATTTAAAATAAAATGTTTTACTGTTGATGACCTTTCTAAATTACAAGAGTACTTTCTTGAACCCGGTATTAGTTGTTTTATACAATGGGGTTGGAATAAAAGTTTAATTAGTGGAAAAAGTATTTTGGCGTTAGAGGCTAGTGCAGCTAATGTAAACACATATAATAGAAATCCTCAATCATTAAACGAAATAAGAAGTGCAAATAACGGATGTTATGATAATATGGTTGGTATTATAACAGGTGGAGAGAGTTTTATAAATGGAGAAGAATATGGTATAACAGTTAAAGTTTGTTCTATTGGAGAAATTTTAATGGGAAGAAGTCAGGAAAGTGTAACAGATGACACAGAGAAAACATCATCTAGACCAGCATTTAGTAGTGAAGAAATTGAAGCATATAAATCAACTCCACAATTGAATTATGCATATGCATTTAATACATTTCCAGCAGAACATAGAACTAATACAATTAAAGGATGGATTACCGATAAGACTAAGGTAGATGTAACAACTGATTTCATAGGATTTAATGAAAGTTTAATAGAAGAGGCTCAAGAAGAAACTAAAAAAGGTAGTACATTACTTGGTTTAATTTCTTTTAATCAAGATGTTCAAATTTTAGGTAGACAATTTTCAGCTAGAGATAATACTTCACCTGTATCACCCAAAAAATATATTAGATTTAGGAATTTTGTTGATATGTTAAATGAAACGAGATTAAAATTAAGTGAAGATGGTGGGGCAAATTTTACAATAGATTTAGAGAACGTTTATATCGGTGCATTTAGAAGAATGTTTTCAACCGATGATAGAGTTTTTATACCAAATAAAACTATGGTTAACTTTTTTTGGAATGAACCATATTACGCAGGAAGTGATACTCCGATTGCACAGATATTAGACCCATGGAGTCTATCCGGTAGAAAACTTTCATTTGTTAAAACAGAAGCTACATCTTTTACAATGAAAGATGGTACTAGTGTTACACTTGACCCATTTAGACATGGGTGGTTAGGAGACGTATTTGTTGATACAGAAGTTCTTTATGAAGCATTAAGAGATGTAAAACGACCTATTAAAGAAGTTTTAGATGGTGTATTAAAAGTATTGGAAGATTCTGTAGAAGGATTATGGAATTTCCAAATCGTAGAAGATGGTAATAAATTAAGAATTAGTGATGGCAATCTGAGAAACGATAAAGCTGGAATTGAGATACCTAGTTTTTATATGACCGGTACACAGAGTTTCTTTTTGGATGCATCATTTAATTTAGACATTCCTAAAGCTATGGCAAGTAAAGTTGTTATGCAGAAAAGTGTGGAAGGGGGTAGTATTAGTGGAGATGGAGACCCTGACCAGTTAACGGGTTTATTTTCAAATCAAAAAGATACAAAATTAGCAAAAATAAAAGTAGAATCGAATGAAGATGATAAAGCTGCTGCAAAAACATTAACCGCAGATGAGATAAAGAAAAATGGGTGGATAGATTTAAGAAGAAATATTAGAATTTTAGTTGACCCTACTATTACTAAAAAAGGTGATATAGATTCTGACCTTAATAAATGGGCAATTTATGGAATATATTTAAATAAGAAATATTTTAATACGGTAAGAAAAGCTGATAGTGGTATGGGTAGTTCTTCTAAACCGGTTACATCAGGCAGACCTCTTCCTGTTAAGTTCAATTTTACTACATTAGGTATGAGTGGATTTCAAGTTGGACAATTATTTAAAGTTATAGGATTACCTCCTCAATATACTAACGTAGGATTGGGAGCATTTATGATTACAGAAGTTACTCATAAAGTAGATAACAAACAATGGACTACTTCAGTAGAAGCTATGTTTAAACCATTTTATAGATAATATGAAAACTGATTTACAGAGTTATTATATTTTGAGGTCGGATTTAAAAGAAAGTCCACAGACTCCTCGTGCATATTATCCAAAAATTTCACAAGAGGATTATGATAAAGGATATATAGAAAGATATTTTTTACAAAAAAGAGATACAAAGGGAGCACCTATATATGAAGTAAAACGAACTGTTTATTCAAATTATTATTCTACGCCGTTTTATATTGGTGTTACATTAAAATGGAGAATAGCAGGAGATTTAGTTGATTCTTATACTGAAATGGATGCGTTTATACCATCTGTAACAACTTCAAATAGAAAGGCAATTGAAGAAGCAGAAAAGATAATAGATGATATAAATCTATATTTGGTCAACCTAAAACAATTTTATAAAGGCTGATAAAAATCATTGAAAAAGTTTGTTCTTTTTGTAAATAGAACAATATATATATTTATACAAACAAATAAAAAGTTATAACAATGGCAGTTTTAAAACACCTTACGGATTTAGAGGTTCAACAAATCACCTTCGATTGGAGATACAGAGGTTGGACTACATTAGAATTATTTACAGAAGAAGAAGTTGATGAAATCTTAGTAGAATTGGAGAGAATCCGTTCTGAAAGAGATGGTACAACTTCACCAGAAGGAAAAGAGTGGGGAGCATATGACCCATTTGCTTATCCACACAAAGTATCACCTTTATTTGAGAAGATGTTCGTTCACCCAAAGATTTTGGAAGCGGTTAAATTTTTAATGGATGGGGATATAGTAGGTATGCAGACATGGTGCTACTTCAAACCACCTGGACAATTAGGTAGAGACCAACATCAAAATGGATTCTACACAGGATGTGGACACAATGAAATTATCAATAGTGCATTGGCATTAGATAATCACGACCCTGAAAATGGAGCAGTATGGAACTACGAAGGTTCACATAGATTACCTGTTTTACCAATTGAGGTAGATGAGGAAAGAACTCAAACAAACCCAACATTTTGGAGAAACGAAAGAGGTAAACCTTGTATAATGCCAGAAGGACATGATTTTAGAAAAGTACCTGGAGTTATTAAAAAGGGACAAGTAGTTCTTTTACACTCTCATGTGGTGCATGGTTCAGAACCAAACGAATCAAATAGATTCCGTAGAAGTTTCTTATGTGGATATCTTAAGAGAGGAGCTTATTACAATCAAGGAAGTCATATGAAGAGAGAACCAATCGAACTTCAACCTTTATTGGAACAACATTGGGGAGAAAACGCTTAAATCATTTGGTAATCTCATAATTTTTTTGTATATTTGTTATCTATGGTTTATTATGTAGAAAACAAAGATATTGCGAAAAAATTTATGGATGAGTACACATCCAATGATTCCGTTATATTCCCACTATTCAGAAATAGAACAGAACACCCCATAGTCAATAAACTATTGGGTGTTTTTGTGTTTATAGGAGAACATTGTTGGGTTATAATGGAAGACCATAATGATTGTGTTCCGGTTAGTTTATCCATATTGGAGAGAAGTGATAGGATTAAGTACATCTTCGATACAAAGTGGTTCTTACATAAAACCAATATTACAAATTGGAAAAGTGTAGATGTTTCATATCACCTAATGGAATTCAAATCCTATGCGTATGATATGATATACCAATCTTTTACTAATGGATATAGGGATAAAAGTGATATCTCATTCATTCCAATTGCAACTATTCTAAAAGGAGTTGTGGATTTCGTTGTGGAGAACGCTAAGTACGCTAGAATCGATTCAAATGGTTTTGATAGATATAATGATTATACAATTCCATCGTTCCTTAGAATCGAAGCAAATGGTATTCCTACCACATATGGATATGAGTATTCTCTTTACAATAATTTTACTACGACAGGAAGACCTTCTAATACATTTGGAGGTGTAAACTATTCCGCACTTAAAAAATCGGATGGTAGCAGGGATTTCATTGTTAGTAAGAATGGTGAATTAGTTCAATACGATTTTGATGGGTATCACATCCGATTGATTGCAAAATTGGTAGGAGAACCTATGCCGGAAGGTTCTGCTCACGAATGGTTGGGTAAGCAATACTTTGGTAAAGAAGAACTAACCGAAGAGGATTACCTTAATAGTAAGAAGATTACTTTCCAACAATTGTATGGTGGGATAGATGTTCATAATTTAGAGATACCATTTTTTCAGAAAACGAATGATTTCATAACTAAGTTATATAAACAATTCATAGTTAATGGATTTATTGAGACTAGATTTGGGAAACGGATACCATTCACTAAGATAGATAATCACAATCCTCAGAAAGTGTTTAACTATTATTTACAGGCATTAGAGACTGAGCAAAACGTTTTGCTACTCCATCAACTGAATATTTTGTTGGAAAATACTAAGACAAAATTGGTTCTTTACACATATGATTCTTTTTTATTTGATGTTGATACTAACGAAAATGAACTTTTATCTAAAATAGAGGAGGTTTTACATAGAATATCTCCTACAAAGGTGGAGAAAAATTATAGTTACGGAAATATTTAATACTTATATAGGATAAAAAGTATAAAATAAATCGTTAGATGAAAACACAGTTACTATGCACCTTTAC